TGATCACCTGTCCAGATTGCGGATCAGCGCAGATAGCTGAGATCTATGACGATCCTGTGACTTACGAGTGTCAGGATTGCGGGAAGGTATTCGACAAGTAGCATCCTCATTGACGCGGGTGGCTTCGGCTGCTCGCGTTTCTCTTTTCCATCCGACTTGACATTCTTATAAAGATACTATATACTCCAGCTACGGAATAAGAGGAGGTAGAAATGGGGCAATCTCAACAAACATATGGACAGACAGAAAAAGGCATTGCTGTTCGTAAAGCCTATCGCCGCTCACAAAAAGGCAGAGCTACGCGTAGGGCTTATGAGAAGACGCCGAAGTGCATATCCAGAGTAAAGGCTTATAGAGAGACAATGCAGGGAAGATTGCAATGTAGCATTATAGCACGCCTTCGTCTAGCTATTAGAAGGGGGCAGAAAGCTGGCAGCATAGTTACAGAGCTTGGTTGCTCTATTCAAGAAGTGAAGGCTTACATAGAATCGCAATTCATGGCAGGTATGACTTGGGATAACTGGGCTAGAGATGGATGGCACATCGACCACATCAAACCGCTTTCATCGTTCGATCTCACAGATAGAAATCAGTTCTTGCAAGCGTGCCATTTCACTAACCTACAGCCTTTATGGGCGGCAGAGAATCTAATCAAAGGATCATCGTTAGAATGGGAGGCGTTATGAACGAGATAGAAAAGGGAATTGCTATACCAAATACGTGCAAGTATCCATGGAAAGAGATGGAAGTTGGAGATTCATTCTTTGTGCAAGATGAGAAGATGAGAAATTCTATATCTGCTACAGCGATCTATCACACAAAGCGCGGCGTCGGCAAGTTCACTGTGCGTAAAGAAGAATGCGGAGGCATCCGCGTTTGGAGGATATCGTGACAAAGTCCGACATCACAACCGAGATCGAACAGCTACAACAGAAGGCCGACGAAGCACGAGACGACGGGAACGCCGCGAAGTTGTATCGAACGCTTTGCGAGATTGATGAGCTATCGGACGAGATGGGCGTGCAACCGCACGAGTTTGGAGGTGGCGAATGACTCGACTTGCAGACACATACTGCAACTACGTAGAAGCGATGACTGTCTTCAGCGATGATCGTTCAATGGCCGAACTTCGCAAGAGCGCGATCACTGCGCGTTATGCTGGAACAGATGCGGCAACTGGCGAGCAGATCGCGGTAGGCGACAAGATTGCTCGCCTCGGCACTGGATGGACTCATGTGGTGGAGGAGGCAGAATGACAACGAAGACAAAGTATAACGTGGACTTCAAGACAATCGGCCAGCGGATCAAGGCCATACGTGAGGCGAAACCCTGGACGCAAGCGGTACTCGCACACAAGATGGGTTACAGCGTGACGTATGTAAGCCAGGTTGAGCGTGACAAGTACGCGGGCGGGCCATCTAATCGAGCCATCCGCGCATTCGAGAAAGCTCTTGGCTGCAAGCTGATGAAGTAAGGAGGCGTGATGACCTACACGCACAGCGAGTTCAGGTTCAAGCTGGCAGACGGGCGCGACGTATACTGGAATCGCGTCAACGGATTCTCAGTCGAACACGACCATCAATATCTCGTCAGTCCGACGAAGAAGGAAGCGTTGGAGATCGAGCAGATTACCTCTGACGATGACGCGGCGCATTCTGAAACGTGCGAGTCGGATAAGGTAGCGAGTTCGCAACAAACAGAAATGTGGTAAGGAGGCAGGACGATGAAGCGATACGAGATAGAGCCATTAAGCGATGCGTTCAAAGTGTGGGTTCTTGAGCGTCTAGGAACGGTTGTTGAAATAGTCGGTGGGACGGCAAGGATTATCGTGACCGATGGCGACAAAGACAGGATCATCGAAATGCCTACTGGCTTCTGGACAGAACTCAAGGAGGCAGAATGAGCGACAATCTGGCAACGTGGGAAGCGTTATGTAGGCCACCGGCTTCGGCGCTAAAGCGAATTAAGGGCGGACGTTTGGGCGGAATGACAGACATCAACCCTCAATGGCGTCTCCAGATGATGACTGAACAGTTCGGTCCTATCGGATTCGGATGGTACTACGAAATGCTGGATCGTTGGACGGAGCAAGGAGCGCCACTTCCTACAGTCGAGCCTCTAGACCTAGGCGAATTCATGTGCTTCGTGTCAATCAATCTCTACGTGAAACAAGGAGATGAATGGTCCAAGCCTATCTTCGGTCTTGGAGGATCAAAGCTATTCGAGAAAGAGAAGGACCACTTCTACAACAACGATGAAGGCTACAAGATGGCACTCACTGACGCTCTGAGTGTGGCCATGAAGGAACTCGGAGTAGCCGCTGCGATCTATCAAGGGCTGTGGGACGGCTCGAAGTATGTTGATCTAGTAGATGGCGATTCATCCGAAGCAGTTACCGACTGGCTCAAGCGATGCGAGGATGCCAGCAACACAAGCGCCGAGAAGTTCGCTCCGTGGTGGAATGTCAACGGTGAAAAGGTCAAGGCAGATTGCGGAACAGAGGCGGCGTCGCAAGTGCACGAAGCCTATGCAACCTATCTCAAACGACTCAGCAAGGAGGCAGCGGAATGAGGATTCTCAACTGTGAACAGTACTCGCCGGAATGGTGGGCGGCGCGTCTAGGAATTCCAACGTCGTCGCAATACTCGAAGATCGTCACTAGCAAAGGCGAGCCGTCCAAGCAGCGGACAGCCTACATGTATGAGCTTGCCGCAGAACGCTTGACAGGTGCGCAGGAGGACACGTACATCTCGGTCGCAATGCAGAAGGGCGCTGAACGTGAGGAGCTTAGCCGAAAGGTATACGAGATGGAGACAAACGCTGAAGTCGTTCAATGTGGGATCTGCCTCAGCGATTGTGGACGATACGGCGCGAGTCCTGATGGGCTAGTTGGTTGTGACGGGTTGGTCGAATTGAAGAACCCTCTGGGCAAGACACAGGTCGAGCGGCTGTTGATGACAGAGGCGAAACTTCCAACATCGTATATCCAGCAGGTGCAAGGTCAACTGTTCGTCACCGAGCGCGAATGGTGCGACTTCGTATCGTATGTGCCAGGCTTGCCGCTGTTCGTCCTGCACGTATACCGCGATAGCCTGTTCTGTGACAAGCTGAAAGCGGCGCTGATTGAGTTCTGCGATGAGCTTGATGAGGTATGTGCGTCGATAGGGGGTTCGTGATGATCGTATGCAAAGCGTGCGGCAACCGCTGGACGAAGAAGCAGTATCAGCGCGAAGTCCTTTCCGAAGCACGAGGGCTAGATGATATGATGGCAGACATTCCTTCGGACTGGTGTCCGAGTTGCGGAGAGGACGGAGAGTGTGAGGAGGTTCGTGATGGCTGAGAAGCTGTGTAGGTCAGACGCTCTAGGTAACGAGATGGCCGAGGTGTTGATGAAACGTCATTACGTTGTTCCGGGACCAATGCAGTCTGCTATTCGCGAGGAGATGGGAAAGATCGTTGCCATCCTACGTAACGAGACGATTGAGGATTGTGCTCTGGCGATTGGGGGGATTATTCCTGGCTGCGATTACAAGATTCATGAAGGGCGACTTGTTGGCGACCTTCCGTTTCAAGAGACGCTGGATGCCATCCGCGCCCTGAAGGAGGCGTGATGCGCGTCACAGTCGAAGAGATCAAAGCGAAGATCAAAGACCTGCCGGATAACGTCCGCGACCTCGTGACGATCGACCCAGACGATCCAAGCCTAGCGTCTGTCACGTCGAGGACTGATCCAAGCATCGTGTATCCAGTACACATCGGCGTTCACGAAGACGACACGGGAGACAAGTCCATCCTCATGGCGACGTGTGTATGCGATGCGCGTGTGCTTTGCTGGCACGTCGTGGCGTTCTATGCGCTGTCGAAAGGGTTGCTGCCTGAGAAGCCGTCAGATCCACAGCAGCCGCCTGAGCCGGTCGATCCGGTACAAGTTACCGTTGAACGCGATACGGACGCTCTGACGACATTGACGATGGAGGCGATACAAGCTGATCTGCGTGCGCATGAGGCACGCGCTGCGATGCTTGAGGAAGTGAAGAGATTGCTTGAGGAGGCGTGATGAAGACTGAGGACATCAGGGCGCGTTTGGTGGAGGCAAAAGCATCTCAGGCCATTGCAATAAAAGCGCCGGTATATTCGATAGTAAGAGAAACTGTCATCCGTGATGATGTTCCTGAACTCATCACCATCATCGAGTCATTGCTTGATGAGATTGTAGAGATTCGTTTAAATGTTACGATTGGTTGTCGGCCGTGTGAGGCAAAACATCGAGAGCAAATCAGCGCAATGTCCGAGGAGGCGACATGTCCCAATCAAGCGACATACTAGCGGCCCTGCAACGAGGCGAGACTCTGACGCGGCTTGACTGCTTCACGAGATTCCAGTGCTTCAAAGGACCGGCGCGTATCGCGGAACTCAGGCAGGCGGGCCACGCTATCGAGACTGAGATGATAGAAGAGAACGGTAAGCGATTCGCTCGGTGGAGCTTGGCTGGGCAGTTGGCGTTGGTGTGAAGATGCAAGCGAAGCCATCGTGTGCGAAAGCACGAATCAAACGAAGCGACCTTAAATAGGTACGGGGCGGTGGACTTCGCTTGGAAATGGAGGCACGATCGGTTAAGATAGATGAGTGGGCGGGGTTCGTCTGGAACCTTGCTTGCAAGTCGTTCCTTCATACGGGACGGCCTCGCCTACACTACTTCACCGTATGGAGGTTGATAGCATGAACGTCAAGCGCGGATACTTCGGAATAGGAATCTACCACCCTAAGTTTGAAGAGAACATTGGTGGTCTATGGCGCAGTGCGCACGCGCTAGGAGCATCGTTCATCTTCACAATCGGGGCACGATACAAGTATCAGCCAACTGACACATCGAAAGCGCATCGTCATATCCCACTGTTTGAATTCAGCGATTTGTCATGCTTTATGTCGGGCAAGCCAAGAGACTGTGTGCTTGTCGGAATAGAGATTGACGACATATCCGTTCCGCTGTATACGTTCATCCACCCTCAACGATGCGCCTATCTGCTAGGTGCTGAGGACACAGGGCTTGACGACGCAGCCTGCTTGTGCGACAGCGTGATCGAGATCCCGTCTTCATATTGCCTGAACGTCGCAACGACAGGAGCGATCGTCATGTACGATAGAAGCCTGGGGCGGTGACAGATGCCAGCAAAGGGAACGTCACCGACAGAGCAATGGAACCCTCTCCTCAAATCATATCCAGATAGCGAGAAGGTCAACGCGGTATCCATCGGTGCTGAGACAATGTTCACACGATTGGTATCCAAAGCGGACGACTATGGCAACTATTGGGCGGCTCCAAGGATGCTCTTATCTGGGTTGTATAGGCTTCGTTGGGAGCATGGGGACGTGGACGAGACGTTGATGGTACGTTGGCGTAACGAACTCGCTACGTGCATGGCGGGTCCACTCATCGTCTTCTACTCAATCAACGGTACGGACTACCTTCATCTCATCAATCCACGAAGGCGATTTAGGACAGACACAACACCTAGAGAACTGGTCCCTAGAGAGCCGGCAAACATAGAAGAGAAGGCCATTGCCGAACACGTACCGCAGACGTACCAGGAACGTACCGGACACGTACCTCTAGACCTAGACCTAGACCAAGACTTAGACCTAGAAGAACTACCTTCGGACAAGCCGAAGATCTCGAAAGACGATCTCACCACCCTCACTGAGCACTACGCCACAGTCAGAGGCGCACGACCTCGCGGCAAAGCATGGCTACCAATCCAGCAAGGCTTCAAACAGATGGTCGTCGAGGAAGCGTATACAGTCGAGCAAGTAACCGGCTGCATGGATCGGCTTGTCGAATGGGAAGTGACGTGGACGATCAACACTGTGCGAAAATGGATAGCGGACTTCGCGGCGGGGACGATGGCGGGCAAGAAGGGCAACGGCCAGAAGCTATCGTCCGCATCGAACTTTGAAGACGATGACAAGACGGCTGAGTTGTTTGAGAGTAGGAAGAGAGGAGGCGCGTGATGGTCTGCCTACGACTGAAGAGCGACAATCCCGGCGTACCTGATGGCTTCGTGTGTGGATTCCATCCGGTCTACGAATTCGACGGCTATCTATTTGAGGTCCATTCGTATCACGGGCCGACACCGTTGCGGCGCAAGGACCACGAGCCACGTATGAATGTGCCGAAAGGATTCTGGGATATGTGGAAAGTGTTCGAGGCGTTGCCGGAAAATGCAAAGCGTGCGTGTCTATTCAAGGAGGCGCGATGAAGACTGAGGCGATTAAGAAAGTTCTCGCTGAATTCCGGCAATTGGCATACACAGGCATTTACGTTGGCGAGGCTGACGACGCATGGAAAGATACCCAATCTGACGCTGTAGCCGAACTCACCGCCATCGAAACCGCGCTCTTCTTGTTCGAAGAAATCGAAGCCGCCCTCGCTCCACCGACCGACAAGGAGACAGCGATGACGAAGGTTCAGGAAGGGAGAGTACAAGCGAGCGGAGCCATCACCGAGATCACAGCCCAAACCACGAGCGGGCCGATTGACTACAAGGTGAACATACCAATAGAAGAAGGCGACATGTGTGAGTTCCATTTGGACTACGTTCTCGTGGCTAAACGGTTATTGATAGCTCTTGAAGTGCTAGAGGATCACGACATGCTTGAAGAAGCCAATACGTTAAGGCTGCGTGCCAAGATGAAGGAAGCGAGTGAGGAGGTTTCTGATGGCTGAACACATCGAGGTCACGCTTGACTTCATCCCGGTTGAGGAAGCAGACCTGGAATCTTACGAAGAGTACGTTTGTTTGGTGGCGAACGCGCACAACATGATGCACGGGCATAGGTGTATAGCAGAACTAACGTGGGTTGAAGATCACGGCGAATGGTTGTACGGGGACACCGGAGACAGTCTTGCTGAGGGGTGGTTCGTGACGCACTATGCCGAGAGGCCTGGCAAGATAGCCGAGATCCCGACGATCAAGGAGACAAATGCAAGTTGAATTCACCGACGCCGACTGCAAGTGGAAACTCCCGTCCAAGGCGTCAAGCAATCATGGTCGCCTAGATGAGCTGCACGTCTATCCGAAGGCGGGCAAAGCACGGGAGCAATTGTGCGCGGATTTGAGATCTGCGTTGGAATCAGGCGAATCGGTATCAGTCGCAGGCTGCTACAACGCGACGAAGTATGTTGTGCGGCGTGAGGAATTCGGCACGTTCGTGCTGGTGAACTCTGGCGGGATACGGGTGGGCAACGCTCGGGGGAAGTTTGATTCTCGTGGATAGAGGGAACGCATGGAATTGACGGTTGTGTTACATATTGAAGTATGTTTTGAGGAGGAATGATGACAGGCGGAACGACTTACTGGCAAGGACAAACGAGTTCAACTACTAACGGGTCTACACACAGCAACTATCACGCTGATTCAACTAGCGGTTCTGGGTATGGGTGCTGTCGGTATCGGTGGATTCTTGTATCTTCACCTGTTCATTGGGACAAGATAGATTCGTTGGCGTTCGTTGATTTGATCAACAACAAGACGAAGACGGGATGCACGGTAACGATGGTAATTGATGGCGAGATTCTCATAACAGATCCAGACATCGAGACTCGCACGATGGAGGAATTTTTGCCATTGCTGAAGAAACTGGCATCTTCGGACGACATAAAGACAATCAACGACTTCTTTTCAGAGCACGCGCTCAGGTAGAGTAACGCAACAAAAGAGCTATTTCCATACGTATTGAGGAGGCAGAGATGAAAGAGCGACCGATTCTATTCAACGGCGAGATGGTGCGAGCTGTCTTGGATGGCAGAAAGACGCAGACGCGGCGGGTAGTGAAGCCGCAGATTGATGATGCTTATTGGCCAGTCGCCGCAACGCAACCGGGAGAATTTAGATGGTTAGCTGAAGGCGAGACAACGGCATGTCGAGTTGAAGCGCATAGAAAGTGCCCATATGGTCAAACAGGCGATCGGCTTTGGGTGAGGGAGACGTGGTGGCATCATAAGTCAGATTATTTAGAGCAGTCAGGATTCGTCGGTGGCACAATAACTCTGCTAGATAGCGGTCCGTCTGTATTTAACTGTAATGCTAAATTCGATCCATCTCATCACAAAGAAATATGGAGGAAGCGTCCATCAATCCACATGCCACGATGGGCATCACGAATCCTGCTTGAGATCACAGATATTCGTGTTGAACGAGTGCAGGACATCACGAGGCTAGACGCTAAGGCCGAGGGGTTTCTGCCTGGATTGGTCGATCCGTGGGTGTGGGTTGTCGAGTTCAAGAGGATTGAAACGCAACACAATGCCCCAATCCGTACGTAATCGCTGTAACGCTATCCCAGTCTGCGCTTGAAAACTGGCCGGAAAAGAGAACGTAACACAAGCAGCAAATCGGTTGGCTGAGTGACTTGACATCATCGGTGCGGTGTGGTATGATTCGGTATTGATCTTTGACAAGATGCGAACGGCGGCGGCGTGGAAGGACACGCTGAACCCATAAGCTGAGTGCTGATGACTGGGATGCCAAGCAAAAGGCGTAACGATAATCGATGGTGTAGCGACCGCGAGCACGTACAGCAAGCCGGTATCAATCCCGGCCCGTCGTTCGATATATGAGGCGCGGCTACAAGTGAGCAGTGCAGCAACACGGTGGGACGTAAAACGGGATGCACTTCGGAAACGATAGACCCGCCACCAGCCGCACCACCTAGGAGGCAACATGGCAGTCGAACGATACACACTGCAACTGAACGCAGAGAACGACGCCGACATTGTGAAGTATCTGAACGCTCAGGATAACAAGAACGGCGCGATGAAGCGGGCGCTTAGGGCGCAGATGGAGGCAGAGAAATGAGCGAGCTGAGTGAATTTACCAACCTCGTCGTCACTGCATATTCGATACTATCAAGTCCTACCATGGATGGGAAATACGTGCCGGATGCTTTGGATGTACTCGCAAAAGCGAAGCGCATGATTCCATCAATTGTGACCGACGAGGCGCGTATACGTCGAGAAGTGATTGAAGAGTGCGCTGAGGAAGCGATTGACTGTCTTCGCGTCTGCGATTCAGACAGAGAGCGAGACATCAACCACGGAATCATCCTTCGTATCCGCTCCCTGGCAGAGAAATGATCCGTCAGGCGTTGGGCCGGGAAGAGACGACCTTGCGCTACGTTGGCATCAGCCGTGATGAGATCGACGAGGTTTTTCGGAAAGTAAATTTGTAGCAAAGGAGTAAGTTATGAAGATCGTAGAAGGCGGCAAGCAGTGTGGCGAGAGGGTTAGCTTTACGGAGATTGCTACAGGAACAGTATTCCGTGGGATAATTGGTAACTATTCCAATCGCGTATTCGTTAAAGGATTCAATTGCGTTGTCGCCTTGGATGGCGACGGCTGCACATGGACGCAGCATGTTAAAGTAGAGTGCTACGTTCCAGTAGTTGCAGAGCTGCACATTATCCGCGATGTGTGATCGTTGCGAAACGTTCTTCACACTCAAAAGCATACGTAAGGAGGAAACATGGGCCGAGGACTAATAAAGATAAAGGATCTGTTCTTTGACTGGTCAACTATCGTGGATGCTCCAGTCACGTTTGGCATGAAAGAAGAAGGTCTTCGCGCCTACATAAAGGCCGAGGCTGGTGAGTGTGGGTTAGACAAACTTCAGCAGAGGATAGATCGCTGTAATCAGAAGGGCACATCGTTCATTGAGGATGAAGATCTCAAAAGCACCATCTGTTTCAACCGCGCCGGTCCTAATGAAACGTGTATCACAGCAGAGGAGATCTACGAGCGATTTAGCGATGAAGAAGCATACGAGCGATTTGGCGAGAGCGCCACGACCCCGACAGGATGCGATGATGGATAAGCGAACAATCCTGGCGTTGCCGAACGAGGAGCTGCGGATCAAGGCCGCTGAGTTGGATGGATGGACAGGAATTGGAGTGCTTAATGATGGCATTCCGTATGGCAAGCCGCCAAAGCATTGGAATCCTCCGATTGATGATCCTGACCCAACAGACAAAACGAACGTATGGTGTCTGTCGGACTATCCCAGCAACATCGGATTGGCGATGGATCACCTCTTTGAATCCGTATACGGTCGCGGCGGCAAGATCAAGTCCGGCGCGTGGGTACTCGGCACGGTAGAGAATGGCCGCGACTGCGCACACGCATGTCTGATGTGGAAGTCGAAGAGCTTCACGGGATACCGACCGTTGCAGGTGTCGGTGACGTGTCCGCGTGGCGAGATGGCGCGTGCGATCACGCTTTGTTGGGTGTGCGCTATGTTAGGGATAAATGATGAGGGCTGAAGACAGGGAGATTGTCGTCAATGATTATGCTGCTGTCGTCCGAGCCTACGGAGAAATCCAGACGAGTCTGGAAGCGAAGACCGCGTGTCTTGAGATAGCCGCATTGTTAGTAGAGCTAGGGAAGGCAAAGACAACACAAGAGCTGCTGGATAACCTGGATAGGAGGATGTGATGTTTAGGCGACTAGACAAGTTCGTAGGGCGTCACATGAGTTCGTGGCGATGGGTAGCATTCTGGATCGTGTTCGCGCTTGGTGACATAGCATTGATGGTTGTATGTGTTGCTGTATGGTCGCCGTGGTGGTTTATGTTGTTCATTCCGTATGGTCTTGGATTGTGGATGATTGGGCTGAATGCTGCGAGGGGTAGGCTATGAGCAGATCCCCAGCAGTACGTGCCGAAGCTCTGAAGCTCGACGGATTCCGTTGCCAGATAACCGGCTTTGACGGGAGATCCGAAGAAGGTCGCAAGCAGCTTGAAGTCCATCACGTCAAGGCGCTAGGCATGGGCGGCTCAGACGAACGCGACAACGTAGGCAACATGATCACTCTACATGCGCCGGTACATGTGATGGTTGAGACTGGGCAGCTTGTGATCGCTGAGTTCGAGAGGCCAGTTGAATCGCTGTCTCTATCTCAAGGCGAGAGCGGATCAATCACCAGTGGAAAGCTAGAGGTCATTGATAATCAGGATTCGCTAGGCCACGGCGTAGGCATCATGGATCACAAACACCTATGGTTCTACCGCCGCCACGACGCCGAAGAGGGCGAACAGATCCTCACGCAGCTATCATCCTTCGCATCGCTAGACTCAACGATAGCCGAGCGCGTCTACAGGCTTGGGCAAGTCGTTGACGTGACGGATCCTTCATCGCGGACGTTGAGAGAGTGCCTTGCGTCGAACGGGCTGGACACGCGGCGGCTGATTGGCGCGGCTAATCTGTGGGAGAAGAGCCTTGACGGGCTAGAGTGGCCTGACGGTATGACAGTATCCGACTATCGCAAGATGCGGCGTGACGCTGGGCATGGATCGAAGCGTGAGTACTTCTACGTCAAGATACCTGCGAAGTCGTGGCTCACTGGGGCGCGTCCTGAAGTGTACTACCGGACGGCATACGAGGCAGAGCTGCGCGATACGATGGAGATGGGAGACATGCTCTACAAACTAGGCAAGACGGTCTACGGGCTACGGGCAGAGGGCGGCAAGCTCTTCTACCCAGACAGGCGCGAGGCTGACGTGATTCACTTTGTTCCAAAGGAGGCGTGATGAAGAAGAAACCGCTAGAAGAGATCAGTGAGAAGTTGCAATTGATTGACACTGATGTGAGAGGAATCAAGACAAGCAATGTTAGAACTTACAAGTGGCAACAACGCATTGAGACAGACGTTGATACGATGAAGGGCAGGCTTAATCACTTGATGAATTCATTTGCCTCTCTGGTAGATCATCTTGTTGATCTCGAAGAACCTGCAGCGAAAGTTGTCCGTGGCGCTAGTATCATCACGAAAACTGATGTGATGGTTGATATGAAGAAGTGCTCTCGATGCCTCAAAGAGAAGCCGCTGTCAGAGTTCAATAAGAATAAAAGTTCAAAGGACGGGTATCAGTCGCTATGCCGCACGTGTGCTCGTGAATATGGCCTACTGAAAGCGCGGATTAAGAAATTAGAGGCCCAGCTACGCCCCCATGAGGTGAAGGAAGACGAATGAAGCGCATCCGATACGAGTGTGAGAAGTGCGGCGCAGAACACGACGTGCGGTTCCATAGCTGGGAGACGCATCCCAGACGCATGACCTGCGTGACGTGCCTTGAGAAGAATGCGATGGTGGCGACCTATTCGACCCAGAAGGCAACAAGGTTGACGTAGTGCATTTCGTTCCAGAGGAGGCGTGATGAAAAGAGAGTGGGCGTTCGCTTGGTTAGTTCCTATGTGGATAGGAATAGGTTTCGGTGTGGCTGGTAGTGGTTGGGCGCGTGGTGCTGGATTTGCTGCGATGTGTATCTTCGGAGCGATATCATTGGTAACCGTACACAAGGGACGATGAGGCAACAAGGTTGACGTGGTGCATTTCGTTCCAAAGGAGGCGTGATGAGCTATAGCAGATGGGGCGGTAGAGGGAGCGGGCACTGGTATACATATTGGTGCTCTCATCTAAACGGCGACAGCGCGGAGAATAGAGATGATTCTTTGTTCGACATTTGCGGCGTGAAGATGTTTACTGCCGCCGAATTGCGAGCAGATATGGATGCGTGCATGGCGGCTGTACGAGAAATTGATTCAGAGGGTGACGTCGATGAACTGCGAACGTACGCCAATGAGTTTCTTGCTGACATTGATAATGACTACCCAGACGCGATGATAGCAGAACGCGACAAGGACGGTAAATGAAGCGCATCCGATACGAGTGTGAGAAGTGCGGCGCAGAACACGACGTGCGGTTCCATAGCTGGGAGACGCATCCCCGGCGGATGACCTGCGTGACGTGCCTTGAGAAGAATGCGATGGTGGCGAAGATGCCAAGCCCGGCGGTTCACTACCATCCGACGAGAGGAGGCAAGAGATGAAAGAGAGCGAGTATATCAACGCGACGGACCTTGCGAAGCTGAGGACTGCGTACACAATCCTTAGCGACGTTTATCCAAAAACAGGAACAGAAGATGAGCGCCTTAGCGTATTCGGTACGTTGACTAAATGGATAGATGAAGCAGAGGCGAGGGTAACGACTGAAGACGACGTCTGTTCTGTATGTGGCGGCCCTCTTGGTTCTGGGTATTTCTATAGCGCGGAAAACTGCCCGGTGTGCGCCGATTGTGTAGAGGACTCATGACGCCCGGCCCACGCAGGACAATCGGCGTCCTGATAGCAATCAGCCTAGTATCGCTGGCCGTGTGGGAGATGTTCGCGTTCGTTCGGTGGATGGTGTTCGGATGATGGCTGATGTAAACGAAATGGAGGCATAAAGTGGCTGAAGACTTGAAGCGCGTGATCTATCTTGGAAAAAGGATCAACGATGAATCTACTGAGGCAGTAATTACGAAACTGATGGAGCTCGATATTGCAGAACCTAAAAGCCCTATCAGATTTGTTATCAACACGTTCGGAGGATGCGTCGATTCTCAATTTGCTATCTACGACGCTATGAGGGTGTGCTCTGCGCCAGTGCTGACAGTTGGGATAGGGAAGATCATGTCGGCTGGGGTTCTGCTATTAGCGAGTGGGGCGAAAGGGAGTCGTGTAATCGCAAAGAACGCACGGGTTATGATACACGAAGTCTCATCCGGTGGATGGAATAAGATCTCCGAATTCAAAAACTCTGCCTTAGAAGTTGAGAGACAGCAGCAGCAGTGGGAGCAATTGATGGCGTATGAGACTGGCAATCCTATTGGAGATGTAAGGGCTCTGATGGAGAAGCACATTGACCAGTATATGACGGCGAAGGAAGCTGTAGCATTTGGTATCGCTGACACGGTTGTGTGAGATGTTAAAACTGTGTTCTACACGGCTGATCGGGTATAATGGAGATGGAGGCGCGAGATGAATTTGAACCAACTGTGGCGTGACATCAAGGCAGCCCGAGAGGAAGTCGGAAACCGTATGTGCCAATACTTCGATATGTCGTTAAAGGAAAACGGTCCGCGAAAGTTCTTTGTTACGAACGAGGACTCAGGTGAAATTCTGTGGCTCACGACTGTCACAGGGTATACAGTACGCAATGGGCGAAGGCCGCTGGTTGAGTTCCCTGTAGTGGATAAGGAAATAGGCCCGGCATCAATCTGTGAGCGCAAGGCTGAAAGAGACGTGGTTTTGGCGACGAAGACCCTATATGTTGACGACCAAGCCGCAGTGAGGCCGAACGGCTGTGACGATGATGAAAGGCTCTATAATGTTCTGATCCGAACTGAGAGAGAGCTGCATTCCATCTTGTGGCCACCGAGCGAGGAATAATATGAAATGGACGGCACGCGTAGTGAGATACGCAGGTATGCTTGGCGAGGTTTTCTCCCGATTCAGATCGGGCTCCTTTACCTCTTCATTCACCAGGCTCAGGCGCGACCAAGTAGCTAAGATGAGTCCTCCGTCCGTTTTGATGTATAGTGTGGGTAGGTGATAGCTGATGACTGAAGAGAGAGGGATTGAATTTCCGGCACATAGTGACGACTGGGGCACAGTCACGCACATATTCTATCCAGGTATGCCTGAAGACGTAAAATTCAAGCTTGGCAATGTGACGATTGAATACTACACGGTGCGAGAGATGGGCGCAGTAGAATTTGGGGCGAGGTGCTTGGACGATGCGTGATTATTATGGAGTGCCGCCGCTGGTTGTATACGGCGCGATGTCGATTCGTGGCTCGCTCACAGAAGCCAACGCCGTTGCAGAGTTCTACACGATCAGAGAAGCGCGTGCGGCTGAGTTCATGGAGAGGTGCTTGGATGATGACTGAGAAACACGCAGGCGGTAGACCGAGGAAGTTTCAATCCGTTGATGAGATGTCCGTAGCGATTGACGCTTACTTCATCAAGTGCGATAAGCGCATGATGGACGTAGTAACGCGCAATGGCGACGTTGTTAGCGTCAAGCATCCGAAGCCATACGCCATGAGTGGATTAGCTTATGAGCTTGGCATTACACGGCACACGCTGATAAATTACAGTGACAGGTGCGATGAATTTGGGAATGAGTTTTTACCCACGATAACGCGGGCGCGTGCTAAGGTAGAGCATAATCTTGAAGAACGGATGTACGATGGCGTCGGTTCACCACGCGGTCACGAGTTCGGATTGAAGAACAACTTCGATTGGAGAGACAGGCAAGACGTGAACGTGAAAGGCAGCATGACGGTTCACTTCGACAAGGAAGACGAGGGGCTGTAGGAGGCTGAGATGAGCGCATCCGGCAAAACACGCGAAGTTGCAAACGTCGTATCCATGCGATAAAATGAGGGTGCGAACGCTTATAGAGTACTGAGACGGAAAAAGGGGGGCGTGATGGAAGAGTATACCTACAGGAACGAACACGGTGAGTTGTGGAAGCTACAGATTGATGAGTGCGGCGTAATAAGTCTGGGCGGGGATGAGACAGGCTGGATAATGTGGCCAATCATTAGTCCGCCTATGGTAGGGGATACCTTTTTCTCGTGGTCAGAGATGGCGTGGCTGGCGACCGTGATGACACAACTTGAATCCCGCAGACTGATCTTTGACAAGGAACCCAAATGACAATCACCTACATGGACCCCACAGACTATCCACCTTTACCCTTCTGGCACTATCGCGGGATGGATGGCCTTCCGGTATGGTTCAGCAAGATGCACCGTGCGATCATTCAGGATCGTGCGTCTAAGATTGCGAAGGCTAACAGTCGTGACGGGATGGCGATGCGATACTGCTACAGGTGCGAGGTGCCTATCGGCGTGATGTTGCATCTTGATTACGAGCGGAGGTACGTCGAAAGGGAAGGCACGTGTAAGGCGTGCGGTAACCGTGTATGCGAAATGGTGATGGAGAGGTAGGAGGTTGAGGATGACGCGAATTCTTAGTGGAATAGCGATTCTTTGGATGCTGGCGTTTGCCGTGTTTTGTGGATTGACCGTATTTGATGGTCTATCACTCCAAGCAGATACGTTTGGCGCTGCTTTAGTGTTGA